CTTGGTTTGCTGGTGTTGCTAACGAAATACTAGTGATATAAACTGTTCCTGTAAACTTTTTTTCACCACCAATTTCGCTAGATAGCTTCATTGTAATCAATGTTCCAGCCTCCCACTTAGTGTACAAATCTTCTAGGTTATATGTTTCGCTAGGGTCGTTAAAAATTTCACCACTAAATGTGTAAGACTTTACGCCCACAATTGACTGTTTCCAGTTTTGCGAATCCTTATTAGTGACATCTAACATCTCTCTTTGGAGATTCATATCACTTGAAGTTAACAATGCGATTGGTGTCGATCCATCGTAAAGTTTGATTAATGTTCCGTTTTGAATTGCCATTTTATTTCTTTTTTAAATTGTTGCTTTTGTTATTGAACCAGTACCCATTAATTCACAAGTAAATGTTTGAACACCGCCTTGTGGTGCTGTTCTACTTAAACTACTTATATATACATCACCTTCATATTGAACATTACCAGTTGTCTGGTCTGTTATTATTGATTCTAATTTAGTGCCGTTATCTATTGCACTAAACAAAGCGTTGTATGCATATCCTGTCGGCTCGTATTGTGTAGGTATTGCACCCCTTTCAGCTTGCGCACCAAACAAATAAAGTTCACCACTTGTCCCATCACATTCAATGTTCAATACTATTGGAGCCCCACCAGTACTTGTATAACTTACATTAAACCTTTGCCAAGTAGTAGGCACTGTTATTGTTGTTGCTGTTGATAGACTATTTGCATCCGTTATCTCTATTAACACATCCGTATCTACTGTTGCTTTTAACCATATAGAAAACACATAATCACCCGCAACTGAAACAACTCCAGTATCAACTGAAATAGTATCACCTCCATTAAACTTACTTGTTAAATTTGCTTTCTTAAATCCATCTGGCGCTGCATATAGTGTACTGCTAATTGTTACGCCTGTTTTAGTCCAATATGGTAACAAAAAGTTTTCAGATACTCCTACAAAGTTCCTATTGTATGGGTCTACCACTAAACCTTCGCAACTCAAATTAAATTCTTTATTGCCGGGCTGTACTTCTTTCCAATCAAAGGAATCCTTTGTTGTTATATCTAACATTTCAGATTGATAATTAGCATCTAAACTCATAAGTTTAGCAACTATTTTACCGTCTAAAAGTAGTTTAATTAAATTTCCGTTTTGTATCATTTTGTTTGAACAACTTTTATCGTTTTATAAATCTTTCTTTCATCATTCATCACGCTTTCAACTATGTATTCGCCATCGTTAAATACTAATCTTGATTCATTTGTAATTGCATCTGTTAGTAAATTACGCCTTACGATTACCTCCAATACGCCACGTTCAGTATCTTTGTTTCCGCTTTCAATTTCACTTGTTCCCATGTCTTTAACCTGAGCCCATACTGTTATATTACCACTGTATGAAATCGCATTACTTCCATCCGTTCTACGTGTTATTGTCTTTTGTTGAATAGTTACCCTATCCCTTAACTTGCCTATTATCATATAGACTTTATTTTTATACCGTCTAAAATGTACTGACTTCCCATTGGCATCTGTTGGCTTGTTACACCCACATTTACATCCTCACGGTGTTCATACAAATGTCCTATCGTTAAATACATTGCACTCTTAACCTCTGCTGGAACGGCAATTTGATTACCATATCCACAAGTAAACAATATACTCACACAATCAACTCTATCATAAGTTCTCGGCACTTCTTTTATCCTAATTACACCACACCCATTCATTAATCCAAATGAATATTTACTTGAATCTAAAGTTTGCAATACATTATTTTCATCATAATAAGTAACAGATTGAATGGTTTTTACTGGGTTTTTCCATATAAAAATTTCATGCTCTAATCTATCTATTTTAGTTCGATAGGTTGCTGTTACCCATTGCATCCACGCATAGTTTTGAGTTATTCCCGTTGCTGCTTTTATCATTCCTACTATCAAAGAATTCTCAACATCACCATCAATACGGCAAAATGTTTTAGCATCCTCTAAAGTAATAGGGTCTGCAACTGCTGGTATTACTAACTCAAATGTGTTTGCGTTTATCATTTCTTTTTCTTAACTCTTTTTTCTACAACAGTTGTATCTACTGCCATCTCTTTTTCATCTTCAATAACTGGAACTGCATGGCCTGTTTTAATCATGCCTAATCCTTCGCGTTCGGTTACTTCAATTATTTGGCCTTTATTTATCCTACCTTCTGGTGAGGCCATGTTTGATGTTGCTTTTACTTTCATGTTTTTTTTTAAATTAGAGGGGATGTAATTAAACACCCCCTCATTATTTACTAGGTAGTATGAACTAACTTTTTGATAGCTGCTTGCGCACCTGTTGAACCGATATAACGGCCATCGTAACGCTTGAACATTACCCATCCTACTTGGTCGTATTCTGCATACAACTCATCCATTCTACGCAAGGTAATACCTTGAACATCGCGAATGATATATTTGCTGAAATCACCAAATAACACAGATGCATTACCAGCACCAATTTCTGGCATTTGGTTGTTTACAATGTAACGGTGTCCTAAGATTGTATCTGGTTGGCCCAATGAAAGACCAGGCTGCCACAATCCTGTTTCGTAATCTGTTCCGATTGATAAATTTAAAATTGCTTTTACGGTTGTATCGTTTAGCATCCATACAGCGTTTTCTCTGTAAGCAGCATCCAAACCATATTTCAAATTCATTAAATCTCCTTTAGAAATTGCACTTGCTGCTGCTTGGTTTACACCTGTTGAACTTGCTGCTGTTACTACTGCTTCTGGTTGTGTTGAACCGTTACCTGTTGCTGTTGCATGTCCGTTAAATGCACGGCCGATACGCTCAACAAAAGCATCTGCAATGATTGATTCAACTGGGATTCCAGCATCTTGGAACAATTGCATTGAAGTACGAATCACTTTTGAAGTATAGTTAAATGACTTCAAAGTTGTTGAACCAAAAACTATATCTTGCTCGCTAGCTTGTGTGTTTTCAGCTAAGATAGCACCCACGTTTGCAGTATCATTGTACTTAGGCCACGGAATATCGTTTCCTGTTGCTGTTGGCAAAATACGCGCAACACTCATTAAACCACCGTAAGCTTTTAGCGCTTTGTCTACTTCATAGCTAAAACCCTCTGGGATTAAGAATCCACCAGCTGTTGAGGTTGTTGATTGTGCTCTCATTTCGCCCAATGCTGCGCGCTCTTCGCTGTTTAATCCTTTTTCGCCTTCTACCATGTACTTTCTGAAAGCCTTAGTACGTAATTCTTTGCTGTCAATTTCTTTTTGACTGCGAGCCTCGCCATTCGGTTTTTCTAAAAGTGATTTTGCTAACTCTTCTTTTCTTTGCAATACGCTAACAGTATCATTGATAGCTGTCAACTCATTGTACAATGAATCGAATTTTGCTTTTTCTTCTGCGTTAATTGAACGCTTTTCGTTTGCTGGTACGTTGCTTAACGCCTCCAACTCTTTTGCTAACTGACCTTTTTTATCTAATAGGTCTTTGATTGAATTTTCCATGTTTATTTTTATAGTTAAATTGTTGCTAATTTTGCTTTCATTCTAATTGATTCAAGTTCATAATCCTCTTCTATTACATCCATTGCAGCACTCATTGACCTTAACGCTACGTTTGTGTTTATAGAAGTATTTGCATACGCTGGATATGTTACTGGGCTCACATCGTATAACTTTGAAACCTTTACAATCTTGCGAAGATTTGGTTGCATTCCTTCACCCTTTTCAAATGCTTGTTCCTTTACAGAAAATGCAAATGAACTTTGTGAAATATCACCACGCTCAACTGAGTAATACAGGTTCATGTGGTCGGAATTCCTTTTATCAATCCTCGCACGATACCACAAACCAATACCATCTACACCTACCTCGGCTGTCTTTGCTAAGGTCCTACCAACTATATAGTTTTCATCGTGATTTTTCAATACACGAACATCATCTTGCAATACTTCATCAAACGCCCCCGGCATAATCATTTCACGGATATTGCCTAAGTTTGTTTCGTTGTTAATCTTTGCAGCATAACCAGTGATATACAACTCTTCTTCCATGTCATCACCTTCACCCATGCTGCGTTTTTCCGCTTTCATTTCTACTTCAACATATCTGCGTTCAGCATCCTTAATTGATAGTATGTAGTCTTTACTATTTTCCATCTTTATTTAATATAAAATGTTCATCTAATTGTTTCTTAATGAAGCCCACAACTTCACTATTGCTTTTTGTTTCTACTGGTTGTTTGCCTGCCATGTGGAATGTTGAAACTTGTTCAATCGGTAACATCTGTAAGTTAATAAACCTTTGATTGCCACCTTCTACACTATTCTTTCCTAAAAACTTTCGGCCATCATCAATACTGAATAACCCGTTTTGAATACCTTTAATAATATAATCCATTTGGCTGTTTACATCACCCTTTAATAAGTTACTGTAATCATATCTAACCTCATGTGTTAGCCTTTCATCTCTAGTTAATAGTTTGCTTTCATCTTCCCACTCAATCTCATTTGTGTACTCACTTAAAGTGCCACTAACAAATTGGATAGTTTGGTGTTCAATGTTACTAAATGTCGCGCGCTCTAAATCTGCAAGCATGTGCAAAGGAACACCGTATATTGATGCAATTTCCCTTACTCCGTATTTACGTGTTTCTAAAAATTGGGCCTCCTCTGGTGGAACTGATAAACGTACAAAATCTGCACCGCTACCAAGTACAGCAGTTCCGCTAGAAGCTTCACCACTTGAATCCTTTTTCCATGATTCTTTGATCTGGTCGCGTTGCGCTGGGTTAATGTTTGTAGGTACTTTAATATAACCGCTAGGGATTGCACTATTGCCGAAAAACTTTGCCCCGTATGACTCACTGGCAATGTTTATTCCTATACTTTCAGCATGTAGCCTAATTGGTGATTTGCCCGTGTAACCATCTATTGAAGTATTTTTTAAGTGGTATATTTCCCAAGGTTCCATCACTCTAGGAATGTCTGAATAACGTGTATCACTATTATAGTAATATAGTTTTCCGTTTTCAAAAATTGTAGATACAGCCCAAGGATATAATATAGTTCTACCAATAGGCTCGTTGTATTGATTGCGGTGTATGTATGCGTAAGCATTACCGTACAATAACCGATAGGTTAACATCATTCTGTCAAAATTATACTTGTTGTATAATTCAGATGGTTGTTCAGATAATTGAAAATATAAAGGATTTGTTTTTGCTGGGTTTAAATCACCATTTGCGCTTTCTTCTAACAGATATTTTGGAACACCTGCAATAGTGTTGGATATGATACGCACACATGCTGCAACGGCTGCAAGTCTTAACGCGCTCTCTTCACTTACCATTTCGCCTGACCTTGACTTAGTTCCAAACCATTCATACATCCACCCATTTGAGGATGGTGATGAACTGCGTAACAACTTAAATGGGTTGCGTATTTCTATTTTCACAAAACAAATTTGAACAATAAACCAAATCTTTTTGTGCAATAATGTTGCATTTTATTTCTTCGACTTGTATCTATTATCCCTCACGTTACGAAATGAGTTAAAGTCTGAATACCTCCTTCGCCCAAAATTAGCAGTCATTAAAGATTCTACCACCTCATACGCTTCCTCCTGTGTGCATGGGTTTTCATTTAATACCTTGTAAAACATATTTATAAAGCCGTCTGGGCTTTTGTCTATTAGTGATAGTAAACTATTCATATAAATATTTTTTGGACCAATCTGGCAAGTTAATAATAGGTAAGTCTAATCCTTTTGTTTGCGTTATGTTTACTTCACTCTTAATGTCTACTATCACTCTATCACTTTCAACAACCTCGTATTCATATCCTACAGATTTTAATTTATTCATACTACTAGTATCTAATCCTCTGTTAATTTCATCCCATAACATAAAAGAAGTAACACCTAATAATGTAGCATGGCCAGTGTTTAGATAACCATTTGCTATATTTAAAGGTAGATAATATGTTCTATTCCTATTGTATGCAAAATCCTTATTTGTGCATGTGGTAACAAATTTTATTGCAACTACTTTTGCCGCGCGTTCTACTGCTTTTCTGCTTATAGCCCGCCCCGCCCCAATGATTGATAAACCGTTATACGTGAATAAAGTAGTTTTGCCATCCTCATAAAATGCGCAATTATCCACACCAAAAATATCAACCTCACGTTTAAAATAAGGCTCATACAAATCAAATATTTGCGGGCTCATTATATCATCACTACCAATCTGTATAAAGTAATCCCAATCAAACATCATTGAGTATTCCAATGCCTTGTTTAACTTATTTCCAACGGGCAAGTTTTCACAATTAAACCATTGGTGCCCATAATTTTTACACATTGCCTCATGATCTGGTTCATCTCCTACGACTAAAACAAAATAGTTTTTTGGCAATATATCCTTTAAGTTTTTATAAACTATTTCGGTTATTGCGGGCCGCTTATACACGGCCATTAATATCATTACTTTCATATGTATACTATTTCGTTTGCGTTATCTACAATATAAACACCTTTAGCCATTACCGCTGCGACTGGACCATCTACTTTTTGGGTGCTTTTCTTTTTATCAATCTTTACATTATCATTCGTATCAAATGATAGTTCAACATTCCGCAACATCCAACTCATTATCGGATTGCCGTCATGTGCTAAATTACCCTGTAAAACATCGCGTTCAAACTCTTTTGTCGGAAAACTCATACTTGCTATTCCTTGTGAATATGGAGCTGTTGGAACGCACAAATCATTCAACTCATTAATCAATGAGCTGCTATTCCATTTATCAAATGCAACATTCTTTACATTGGTATTTTCACACAACCACAATATCTTTTCTTTAATGTAGTTATAGTCAGTAGCCTTGCCCGCTCCACCATCTGTAAGAATTAAATACCCCTCACGCGCCCATTTTGCATAGTCAACACCATCCTTTTTACCGCGCTCTTTTACTGCGTTTTTTGGTGCAAAGAAAAACGGCTTGTAATATTGCCGCCCGTTAACATCGTTAAACAAACAAACCATTGCCGTAATATCCGCAACACTTGCCAAATCTAAACCTATCCAACATTCTTTATCCCTTAATTCGGGCATCTCAACTTCATAAACACACGCCTCCCATGCGTTACTATCTATCCATGTTGTTGAGCTGTCCACCCAAATGTTCATATTCTTTGTCAAAAACGCTGGCAATTTACTCCCCCTATTTAACGCGTCAACCATCTGTTGTTCTAAAAATGTTTCAAAGATTGATACGTTCATGTTTGGGTTTGACTTAATCCAATTATTTTTATCTCTAAAGTCATCACCCTCATCTAGCGTGTAAACAATACCAAATAGTTGCTCATCTTCAATGTGGCCTTCTAATATGTCGGTTATGTTTTTTCGATAAGAATAGCATGGTTTAGTTTTATCAAATCCAGCTGTTGTAATAATTAAAAGCAACGGCTCACGCCTTGCCCCCATACCGCTCTCAATAACATTTATCAATCCATCTGTATTATGCTCATGGTACTCATCAATTATACCAATGTACGGGTCAAATCCATCCTGAGTATCACTATCCCTACCTAATGGCCGTACAAATGAATAGGTACTTTCTAACATTATGCGTGAGTAACCCTCTTTACTTTTCCTAAACGTGAACGATGGTTTAAGCAATGGTGTGGCGTTGATAATACCAGCCATATCTGTTACTACAATCTTTGCCTGTTCCTCTTTTGTGGCTGCTGAATAAATTTGCCCTCCACTTTCATTGTCTATGTACAATATTGCTAAAGCTATCATTGCGGCCAGTGTTGTTTTAGCGTTTTTACGGGCCATTTCAATATATGCTTTGCGGAATCTTCGCGTTTTATCACCTTTCTTTTTCCATCCCAATAACACCTGAATGATAAAATACTGCCAACCTTGCAAATCAACTGGCTTATTTGCCCATGAAGACTTCCACAAATTCAAATTTGATATAAATGTTGTGTATATTTTAGCCTCGTTTTCATCAAAATAATACGGGTAACTAGCCTTTTTACTTCGCTCTATATCATTCAAATGCCTACTGCACGCGTCTATAACAAACTTACACGCTACTATTTTGCCGCTTATTACATCGTTTGCATATTGATTACACTCTATCATTTTACTTTTTTGAGTTGTTCAAATGGGTTGACCTCTTCTGCTTTAGTAGTCGCTATCTTACTCCTAGTGCTTGGTGAAAATCCAAAGTGCGGTGCAATCTGCATGAAGTTTTTAAAACACCTGTTGGCTAAATCTGCACTTGGGTTTATGTACTCATTACCTTTGTCATTAACCAACACACCACCTCGCGCCTCAACGTCTGACTGGTATCTTTTGTAACTAAAAAACTCCCTAACATAAATACTCAACATATCTATGTCGTTTTCTGTGAGTATTCTTTGCCTTGTTAGCTTTTCCCTATACGCGTTAAACTCTTTTAGTTCATCACTACTAAGTTTAATTGATGGTTTTTGCCCGTCATCTGCAATTTCTGCTTGCGGCTCATCTGTATTTATTCTCGATTTTCGTACCCCGTTTAAT